CTTACTGAAAATGTCGGTAGTAGCAGAGGTATATGTATCAGCATTACTATCACTAAATACATAGAACATGCGAGATTGTGTTTCTACATAGTCGGCAATAGCTTCTTTCTCTGTGTCTGTAGCAGCATCAGTAATTACGTATAAGAACTTGTTGTAAGTACCTTGTTGACGAACTAAAGCTTCTACATAAGTCTCACCGTCTTTAACAACACCAACAACAACCTTACTAGGTCGAGGGTCTTGAGCAAAAACTCTTTGTGCTGCAATATAAGCTGCATCTGTTGTTAGAAAACCATCTTCCAACATAGCTGTAGTTGATTCATAGATTCGATAGTCTTCATCTGCTGTGAATCGGGAGTGTTTTGTTAAAACTAGGATTGTTTCTAAGTCACGAACAGTAACATTGTTACTTTGACGAACAACCTCAACCTTAACAACATTATCAATCGTTGCCATTTTGTTTCCTTTGTTTGTGGTGCGGTTTGTTAATTAACATTTATTATTGTTAGGGGTACAGAGTCCCATTTACTGTAACAACACCAACAATGGCGTGTTCTCTTTCATAGGAAAAGTCGAATGATACTTTCCTTTGTTGTCTGTTTAATTGTGGGTTGTAAACTTTGTATGAGATAATTCCATTTTGTCTAAGATTAAACTCTAAGACTTCTTTGATCTTTATTTCGACTTGATCAACACCATTCCGTGTTGCAGAAACTTTAGGAGAGTCTTTTAAGAGTTTCCAAACATTTCTTCTTATAGCCCACTTGATCCAATCATCATTAACTTTGTGATCAATCCATTCTCCATCACAAGTCTTTCCACTACCCCATGTGTAGAAGTCAATACCATCAACACTGTTCATGAATGACGCTGAAGAAGGAATTGTTGGTGTGTCTATAGTATCAACGCCATTTAATGATTTACCTAACCATTGCATCTGAGATGGGAACACGTTAGCACAGTAGCTAATCCAAGCTGCTTCAGGGTACTTTAAGGATGTTGCTGCAACATCTAAATAACTATCCCATAACACAACATCCCAACTACTCCACAACCAAGACTGTGCATCCCACCACCATACAAGGTTTGAAATCCCTTTAACTTGTACTGTAACATCTTCATACTTTGTAAAGAAGATTAACTTATCATCGCGTTCTGTCAGTAAGAATGAAGACAGCTCCAAGATGTCTGACAGTTCTTTACTTTCTAGTGTGATGTAGTAATAAAGAGTATTGTGAGAAGCTGTGTACGCCTCTACATACGTTTCTACACTACGCTTAGCTACTAACACTACAGAATCAACTCTTTGTCTCTGAGAGAAAGCCATAGCGCAATACGCATATGCGTTAGAATCCTTACTGTAACCTTTATCAATAACTTCTTCCAATGAGGTAACTTCTACTGTTCTTTCAACTTCATTGTTCTCAGATATAAAAGAAGGAGTATAAAAAGCATAGCGATTAACTTCTTGTTTATTGATGCTTACATTAACAACAACAGGGATCGTGTTTCTTAGATTTTGCATTAACACCTTCCTGTTATTATTAGATTAATTTTGCTACTGTAACTTCAATGCTGTGGATAGACATAGCTCTACTATAAGTCTTAACTCTAATTGTTAATCCATTTGTCACTAATGGTGTATCACCATAAATAACTGTACTAAAATTCATATCTTGGATTAAACCATCACCTCTTACTAAACGATCTTCGCTGTAAGGGTTTTCCGTAGTATCCTTACTCATTGATACATTAATGAAATCAGATTGAGAGCCAGCTTGAACTTTAAACCTAACTCGAACTGAGTAAAAACCGTTTACATCTTGTAATAAGTATTTCTGTGTTACTGGGTTATAGAATGTAGTAACTGCTGTAGGTAAGTTTGTTTCAAGTTTAACACCAGCACTGTTAGGTAAAACAACCTGAGTATTAGTGGCAATAACTAACGGAGAAGCGTCTGTATAAACACCATCTTTATAACTAGCCCAACCACACTGTTTAGGTGGTGTATCAGATGTCACTGTTGTTGTGTCTGTATAAGTAACTGTGACTGACATATCTGGATTGAAAGTGATGGAAGAAACTGTTCTACCGTCTTCACCATCCTCACCCTTATCACCTTTTTCACCCTGAATACCTTGTAAACCCTGAATACCACGAATATCGGTGGCTAGTGTAATATCTGAAACCAATCCAGATGAACTTAAGTACAAACCACTTGCAGGAGGTGTTCCTGTACCACCAGTCCACGAATCAACTCTAATAACTCTACGATCACTATCAGAAACAATTGATAAAATAGGCGACCAACCATTGAAACCTGTTGCACCTTGAGCACCTGTTGCTCCAGTAGCACCTCTAGCTCCCGTGTCACCTTTATCCCCTTTATCACCCTTATCACCTTTAGCTCCAGTAGCGCCTGTTGCACCCACAGCACCAGCATCACCCTTATCACCTTTAAATAAAGGTTGTAAAGCTGTAGTAAAATCTAAACGAGAAATCTTTTTAGCTTCTGTTCCATTATCAATGATGAATATAAAGTCGTTTGCTGTGAAGTCTAAATCTGACATTGTTGGTAAATCACCAACTTTAATTTCACCCGTTTCCATTTACATCCACCTTAATATCTGGGTTATTTCCTAAATCTAAATCCCCTGTAGTTTGAACACGATTAATATGTCCAATAGGGAAGTCTTCCATTCTTGTTGTTAAAATTGTCAAAGAGATTGTGTCATTGACGAATGCAGTATTACCATTAATGTTCAAGTTAATACGAGGGATTGCTTGGTAATCCATAAAACCCATACCATACTTATCTAACACTTCTTGACCAAAATCACTGTCTAAAGCAATTGCTAAATAATCGCACCACTCCTCACTTTTACTCTTGGCTTCACCCTCAAAAGTGATTGTGTAAGTAACAAGGTAATCAACTAAAACTGTCTGCCAACCATTGCCGTTGACATCAACTTTTGTTTTATGTGTTCTCTGAACAGACTGCTTATTTCTATTTAAAATACTGACAACACAGTAAGGATTCTTTGGAGGGCTACCAGCTCTACCAGCTAAAATGAATGTACAATCAGGAATAATCTCTTGTAACGCCCTTATAATATTCTTTTCATTGTCAGCGACAATTGGTGTCGTGATTGACATTCTAATTAATCCTTGTGTTAAGGTTGAGTTGGATCAGGTGGAACAGGAGTTTCTGGGTTAATACTTATTGTATTAGTCCTACCGAAAACATCACCCATAATACGCTCCTTTTCACTATCTAAAACTTTAACAGCTACAGCTTCAACATGATAACCTAAGTTTTGATAAGGCATTGTGTAAGCAACTTTCCAGTAGCAATCGTTGTATAGGATTAAGTCAGCTTCCAATGGATGTTCACTACCACTACGAGAGGTGAAAATGTATTGATTACTAGAAATAAAAATTGCTTCTTTCTCAGTAAATCCACGCTCCTTTAGCTTGGTATAATGTCCTTGAAAAGCTGGTTGAATATTTGCTTTAATATAGACAGTTTTCTTTTGTGGAGGAATCCACTCACCATCTTCGTAAACACCACTACCAACTGATTCATCATCACGAATAACAGGATAGGTTTTCTTTCCTAGTTTTGCTCGTAGAATTTTCACAACTAACCACCCTTATTCTTTGCAATAGATTTAGCTTGTTCTTCTTGTTTGGTTAAAGATGACTTATAAACTTCATAATCAAAAGATTGAAGCATATGTCCCGTATCATCCCACTGGAAAGCATGACCTTTAAGATCAATTGTTAATTCAGAAAGTTTCTTCATATTTTGCTTCATAACACTGTTATGGAAATCTTGTTTAGCGTTATAACCAATCTGATTTAATTCATCTGTGAAGTCTTGTCCATGCAGAGCTTTTAAGAACAACATTTGAACCCGTTTGTGAGCTGTCTTTTTAGTTTCTTCTATAGCTTGTCTGAAGTAAGGTCGTGCTGGAATCTTCTGATCACCACTTGTACCAAACTCTTGCATATAAGCTAATTGAGCAACATAGAAACCACTTTCATGTTTTTGCTTCTTCAGCCAACCCCACTTAACATGTCTATTATTTAATATGTTAAGGTTTTTCTTTAACTCTTTAAGGTCTGTAAAGTCGTACTCAAGGGAGAATTGTATTCCATCACCTTTTGTGTACGTCTTATTATCTTTCCACTTTACAGCCATAATAACCCTCTATGGAGTTGTAAGAACCTTGTAGCACAAGAAACCTTGTAACATACAAGAAACTTACGGGGTTGATGAGTACGGATACAATGTTCTACGTTCTTCTGGTTCAACAACAGTTTCCCAAAATTCTAAACGCTTTCTGTCCCAATAAGGTGTGCGTGCTTTTTGCCCACGATAGAAAGGGCTATCAATAAATTCAGGATTTCGTGCGTAGAATGCTGTTGCTTCTCTTAGAACACCGCCAACATAAATCGTTGGACTACCACCACCTTGATATTTACCTTTCTGTAGCATCTGTAAGAACTTAACCCAAGAGTCTACAAGTTCTTTTCCGTAGATTTCTTCTTGACCAACACGTTGTCTTGCACCTTGTCCAGCTAATTGAGCTAGGATAGACATTCCAGCAGACATTAACGCTGATCTAAAATAATATGTTCCATCAGGTTTTGTATATTTGGTAATAAAGTATTGATAGGCTTCATCACTAAGGAATTGATCTTCACCTTGTTCAATATCACCAAGATCACCTAAGTAAAGTCTAAGCTCCCAAATCTTATCTGGGTCAGTAACAATGATGTCCATAATATTCCTTAATATTCTTTGTTATTGTAAAAGAATCGTTTGTTGTATATTAATATACACAATCCCTTTAGAATAACAGGGGAGGACTAGCTCCCCGTATTATCTTACTCTATATTGCTTACGGAGTAGGTAGGGTGAATGTGATGTCTAACGACAACTCTGGTTGAGACATGAAGTAGATTGCATGTTTCTCAAGATAGAACTCGAAGTGAGTACGATCTTTAACAGGAGTTTGCCAAGCGTAAAGCTTCTGACCTTGAGTACCGATATAGTCTAGGTACGGAGCTGGAACATACTTAGCTTGGTCCAAACCATCAACACCACGTAGAACAGTGAAACCTTTGTTGTCAGCAATTGGAGTGATTGCAGTACGATCCCAACGAGTGAACTTCTGTGGGTATGTAGAGAAGGTTACACCGTGAATAGTGATAGAGCGAACAAAACCAAATACAGAGCGGTTAAGCTCATTCACACGACCATTGATGAACGGGTTGTTGATATACTCAGAACCAGTTCCAGTGTAAGCTGCTTCGTACATAGCTACGATTTGTGGGTGAGCTACTAGAGCAGAGAATGCTGCTTCACCAATCATAACTTCAACACCAGTAAAACCAGAACCGTAAGTTTGAGCAGTCATTAACTGGTTAACAAGAGCTGTAATCTGACCTAGAACATCTGCTGTAGCAGTAAGATCGAAAGTCAGAGTTTTACGAGTCTTGTTCAGGTTAGCGAACATATCAATTTCAACAGAATCATCATACGGGTCAAGAGTACGACCTTGTAGAGCTGTTAAAAGAGAATACTCTTCCATTTGTTCCATTGATTGACGGATAGGAGGAAGTTTCTCAGCCATCAAGTCTGCAACTGTATAGTTACGAGCTTCTGTTGTTAAACTAGCCCAATCACGAACACGGTTAGCGATGTCTTCATACATGATAGCACCTTCTTGTTTGTAGGTGATACCAGATAAGTGAGCACGTTTTTGTTTACCAGTGTTAACACGATCAGCTTCACGACCTAGACGAGATTTAGTACCAGTCATTACTGACACATCTTCATCGTTGTAGCGGAAAGCATAAGTATCAGTTACAATACCTTCTTCAGTGAAAAGACCACTTTCAGCGATACGACCATAACGCTTAGGGATTGAATTTAAGATCGCATCATCAATCGTTACGAGTGTAGATGGATCAAAGTCGATATTTTGAACTACTGCCATTTGTTGTTATATCCTTAAGTTATTATACGATTGCTAAAAGAGGTTTTACTTGACGTTGCATTTTGAAACCATTCTCTAGTTTCAGTTTAGTGCGAAGAGCTTTTTGTACGTCAGCAGTTTGATTGTGGAAGAATGATGCTGGAACAGTTGCTTCACCTAAATGTAAGTAACCTTCTGCAACTTGACCACTACCGTAACCACGATCAATTACAACTACGTCTAATTCAGCACCATCTTCAGCAAATGAAGCTTCTAGGTATGAACGATGACCAGCACCATTAGTGTTGAGGTCACGACCTAAGAAGATACCTAGACGAGTAGTAGTTACAACTTCACCAGCAGCTTCAATATCAGCAGCTACAGCGAAACGTGCAGTCTTTTCAACATCGTCAATCACTAATAGACGACCAACATTTACAGTGTCACCAGAAGCTAGGGTTAGGGTAACAACTTCACGAGCATAACCAGCATCAGTTGAAGGTTCAGCACCAAATACATCTGTAGGGATGATTAGAGCATCTTGTTCTTGAAATACAGCCATTTATATTTATCCTTTAATTATTGGTTTTTAGCTTTCATGCGTTCAGCAAGAATGTCATTGAATGATGGAGCTTCCGCTTTCTTAGTATTTGAATTACCAAGCTCTTCCATCTCTTTATCTTCTTTTTCAACTTTAGCTTCTAGTGCTGAAACAATCGCATCAAATGCTGTAGCTTCAAGACCTGCTGTAGTAGTTAATAGAGTAGCAACTTGATCATTTTCAGAACCAAGAACAGATTCCAACTTAGCTTTACGTTCTGCTTGCAGAGCATCAGCTTTAATAGTTGCTAACTCTGTTTCTAGTGCTTCTTTAGCGCCTTGAAGTTCTGTCAATTGCTTTTCTAGTTCAGAATACTTACCTTCAAGCTCTTCTTTCTGAGTGGTCAGTTCAGTAACTAAACCTTCTTTCTCAGTAACAATTTGTTGAGCATTAGTAAGTTGCTCTGTTAGCTGTGCAGTAACATCGTCATTGCCACCAGCGTTCTTTTTAACGTCTGTCATATTTTCCTCATATGAGATTGTGTTTTCTTTTGATTGATTTATCATGCCCTTCATGTAAAGATCGAAATCTTCAATTTCCATGATCTTATCAATAAGACCAATTTCTAAAGCTTCATCTGCATCAAATACTTGAGCATTAGTTTCAACTACCGATTCAACCGTCATATTACGATTTGTGGCAATGAATTTTGTGAACTGTGTATAACTTTTATCTACACTCTTTTGCAAACCAGAAATAAAGTCCTCTGTGAAAGAACCATCCTTAGCAAAAGGAATTTTATTTTTACCAGCATAAACAAATGAACGTTCAATACCGATATTGTCTAACATCTTAGAATCATTGTAGAGTTGAATAACAACACCAACACTACCAACACGACTTGCAGGGTTAGCAATGATTTCATGAGCGATAGAAGATAGTCCGTAACTTGCAGAAGCGGAAAGCCCATCAATGTAAGAAATGATTTTTACACCATTATCATCTGCCATTTTACGAATAGCTTTTGAAGTACCGAACAAACGATAAGCTTCTCCACCTCCGCTATCTTGCATAAACACTACAGTCTTAACACCTTCTGCAACTTGAGCTTCAAATGTAGACTTAATCTTCTCATAAGATGTTAACTCAACACATGCTTGTGTTTGTCCAGCTCTGTTAACAAGTGTTCCTTTAATATCAATAGTACCAACCATTGTTTCAGGATTTACACCAAGTTGTTTTAACTTATATTGACGGTACGCTTCTTCATCTCCGAAGTCGCTACGCATCAATTGAGTTTCTTCAACATCCGTTTCAAACTGTGCTAACTTCATTGTTCGTTCAGGGTCAGCGAAATATTCAGCAATTGGTGCTAAACTCTCCTGAGTAATAAACAATGGCGTATTAAACACCTTCTTTGAAAGATGAGCTAATGAGCGTTTAGCCATTATTTCCCCTTATTTCTTATTTAAATTATCAGCGTTGTTATCTGATTCTGAAACTGAATTACCTTGCCCGTTCAACCCACCTGTGTCTGACGAGTACCCTGAGCCTGACTTAGATTCGTCCTCCTGCTCCACACCCAACAATTCATCAAGTTCTTCTTTGGTCATATCATCAGGAACACGATAAGTGAATCCCATGATCTCAAGAACACGATTGATAACATTAGGAGTAACAGGGATAAGTTTAGTTGCTTTAAGTTGCTGCATTGCTTTAGCAAATACTGCCATATCAACTTCTTCAAGCTCACCATAACGTAATGTAGGTAGTTTAGAATCATCCCAACCATTACGTCTAAACAGCTCTGGAATCAAGTCATTGTTAAGAACACGTAATACTTCTTGAACTCTTGTTTCAACAAGCATATTCAACATACTTTTCTTGTTCTTAGAAACGTTGGTAACTTCATCACCAGAACGTAGAATGTCAGCAAACATTAGTTGTAAGATTTCATTCTGTAAGCGTTTAACAATATCTGAGATTGAAGTTACATGAGAACTAGATGACTGCAATGTTGTAACATCCCAATCTAAAGAACCATGAGCATCATCAGAACGTGTAGATGGAAGAACAATAGCTGCTTGCTCATTAACCGCAAGCTTACTTAAACTTCCTTTAACAATGTCACCCGCCTTCTTCATGTCTTCATCAGCATCAGCAGCAAGGTACTCTTGTGGGATACGACCAACTAAGATACCATTCATGTTCTTAGATGCTGCAATGTTTTCCATATCCTTATGTCTTTGAAGCTCTCTCCATCCACCATAACAGGCATATAAAGGAGAAACACTTTCAGGAAGATCACTAGATAAATCAGCTTTGAAGTGTAAGTAGCGATTACGAGGAATGAATGTGTCATTCTCTGTCGGCTTAAACAGTAAAGGGTTCTTAATATTATTAGCGAAGTAGTTGTAATAAGATGGTGGTTTAGGTCTATTAGCCTGATACAACCCCTCTACTTTACGGAAGTTCTCATCCCACTTAAAACCACTAATACTGTGTTGGTTACGCATTGGAAGAGCTTTAATACCAATCTTCCCATCATCGTACTTACTACCGTTTTTGTGTCTACGTCTACGAAAGACTTTCTCAAGAATGGAAAAACCATACTTATTTAACGTTAGAGCCTTTTGAACAATGTTCTCTAAACTCTCACCATCTTCCATGTCGTTTAAACATTGCATGACAAAATCAGCACGTTTCTTATGAACATTAGATTGATCGTAAGATTCAACATAGATATGAACACGACTAGCAATAACGTTAACAGCATTCAATGCCGAAGCAATCGTTACATCCATTGCCATTTTATCGTATGTATCTAATGAATGTGGGAAGGTTAGGTCTTTAATACCCTCATCGAAATATGAACCGATGTTCTTTGAATAAACACCTGTAGTTCCAATTTCAGATGGTACTTTACCCTTCTCTTTCTCTTGTTGTGTTGCCATCTGTTATCGTTATCCTATAAGGGCTAAGTTAAGTTTTTTATACTCTTTAGTTGTTGCTAAGACGTTGAAAGAATCAGATGTTCCGTCACACTGATCGTCATGATAGCGTCTACTTACACCATCAAATCTTTCTAACTCTGTAAAGTAGTCATCGTTCCAAACACCTTTAACAACTGAAACAATACCGTTTTCACAAGCTGCTGAGAAAGGGAGGAAGCGTACAAGTTTTCCACTCTTAGTGTTAGGTTTCATAAACTTGACAGGTAGACCAGCATTCGCAAACTCTTTAGCTCGTTGATGCTTGATACTTTTACCAGCTTCACCGGGATCGGTTGGTAGATATGTCATTACGCTACCAAACTGTTTGTTGTCTTGCTTTGAGATTTTTATGATCTCATCAACAACTTCACCTTCGCGTTTTCTAAATCTAACAACATCTTCGACAATGAATCTTCCATCTTTTGTCTTAGCTATTAACACCCCTGCTGTGTAATCGGGGTCTGGGTAAGCTTCGGATGGTATAGAACATGCCATATCCCAACAACGAACTCGTCTAACAACCTTTGATAGATAGGACATATCTTCTGGGATATGTGGATTTAACTGTGTAATCCACGATTTCTTAAAGTAACCACTCTCTTCCTCAGAAGCATACCAGTTACCTTTTAGTAATCTCTCCATTGTAACACGAGGTTGTGATGCCAATTGAGCAACATAGTCTGGGTTCTTCTTAATCGCTTCTGGGTTGTCGAAACAATTAGCTCCAATGAAAACAAAGGATTTAGGCTTACAAAGGTTTTCACCAGTGATAGGGTTTGTTCCGAACTTAGTGTGATATTTATCATACAACTCTTCAAACGAGCTACCCCATTTAAGGTCATTACCTACACGTAAATAGTATCGAACAACACCGTTCACATCTTCGTTAGGTCTACCTTCTACAAGCTCATCATCAATGTATGTTCCTTCTGGGTGAATGTAGAAATCATTAATCCACTTGAGAATGTAAGACGATGGATCAGGGTTGCATGTTAACCAAATACAAGGTTTCATTCTAGCGTTAGTACGAAGACGAGAAACAATCCACCAAATATCTTCCTCGATAAAGTGAGTTGCTTCATCACACATTGCTGCTGAAATCTCAATACCTTGAATGGCATCTCGACCAGCCTTATCATCCATACCTAAGAATGAAACAGATGCTCCACTAGGGAATCGAATCACCATAGGTTGTTGTGTGTATGTTGTACCCTTTCTGAATGCTTGGAAAATCTTAACAGCAGTCCAGAATGCACCACCTTCTTTCTTCAAGTCAGTCGCATGTAAACGAAACACATAGCCTACAAAGTCTGGGTCATCACACCATTTTAAGAATTTTAATAATCCAGTGTAACTCTTCCCACTCATTGCAGCTCCACCATATACAGTGAAGAAAGCATCAGTATTTAAGAAGAGTGCTTGCTTATAACTTGTAGCACCAAACTTGGGTTTTTCAACAACTTGTTTTCTTTGTTGTGTTCTTGCCAAAATATTCCCCTAAATTAATTTAAGGGTTTATCGCCCTGTTCTAAAAAGTGATAACCCATATCTAATGTTGGAGCATCATCGTCTTCCAAATCAGTTAACTTCTTGTACCCCTCACCATGTTCAGCTTCAAGCTCTTGGCGAATCAACTGGTTATTCTTGAGCACAGCATTTTGTTTATGAATCTTTTGAAAGTCAGCTTTCTCTTCCTTGTCTAAGATTACAATATGTGTCTTAACAATATTCATCCCCATAGCAGCTTTATCTTTGATGCTTACACTAGGGTCATCCATAAACTGCTCCATAACAGCTAATGCTTTAGCAACTAATGGGTTGGATTTAGCTTTGAGGGTTTTTAATGAGTAATCTTTAACAGGCTGCCCTGATTTAATCTTATCTAGTTCATCTGCCATTTTATTTATATCCTAAACAAACAAAAAGTTTTAATTCTAAACGAACATGAGGACACCAAAGGCATCCTCATGTTTGAACAACTTATATCAAAATTTTCTTTTATACTAAAAGAACACATGTTGTCCTATCTTAACTTTTAAAGTCCTGTTGAATCTCACCCCGATTTTAGCGTGGTTGAAGTAAAGGCTTCCTTTTGTGTAATTCGTTTTATTTGTATAAAAATTCCGAGCTACTTTAACGCTCTCATCCCAAGCTTCTTTTTCATACTTAGGAGGTTTCAAAGAATTAGAACCTTTATACCAAGAAAACTGACCTTTCTGTTTAACTACACCACAATATGTATTAGGGTAGTCAGGGTGCTTACTACGATTATGTACAACTTCTGCTATCGAGTATTGAGCCTTTATTGGTTCAGACCTTCCCTCTCGAAAAATCGTCATTGCTAAACATAATATACTTTCACTAATCAAAACACTTATCCTCTTTATGTAAACATGATAGTCTACAGGAAAGTGTTCAATTCGTAAACCATCGTTGTGACAACATCCCCTGTCACCAATCGTATCCATTCTAGTAAAGTGTACCGATCAATAGATCGTACTCTTAAACACCAACATGTCCAAAACCTCTTTAGAGAAACCTACATGTCTCTCAACCTCTATTCCTTGAGATTCTAAACAGATTGTTGGAACATTCTTGACTTTGTTGTTCTTCCATTCTTCTGGAGATTCATCAACATCAACAACCAAATATTTCATGTAAGGGTAATACTTATCAAGATACTTAATTGTTTGAATACAAGGATTACACCAATGAGAAACATATATCTTCATTTCAAACACTGTAATGTCCTTGTAGAGTAAATAAGCCCTAAATCGAGAGAAGAACCTTTACTGTGGTGTGAGGTATCTCATCGTTTTCCTACCACATACTTTCTTACCAATGGGACTTAAACTAGGAATAAAAACACAACACTCACAACACAGGAGAATCGTACACTGACTTACCTTTATAATCATTATTTAAGGTTTATTTTATTCGATGTGTGTACTATGTGTGAGGTTGCTAGGAGTAACTGGGACAGCTTCACCGACTGCTGTGCATAACCTCTGTGGTTATTTGCGGTCAGACTTTACGATCTTCTGAATCTTACCTAAACGGTTAACTTCTAAACTTACCTTACGGCTACTGATCGTCACTTCTGATAGTGTCTTTTATGGAGATTTCTCTCAGTGTATTTGTTTTTAGTCTTTCCTAAATGTCATACCTTTACTTGTAATAGCTCCAGAACGTAAAAAAGTACCGTAAGGTATTACTATTCTCTGAACACTTTTCAAAACGATAAAGCTCGTCTTTAATAGCTGTAGTCGACTTACAGATCAGAACAGGAGATAAACCCTGTGAGTTGATTCCACTAGAACACACTAAGAGTGGGAAGTGTATCTCAACGCTAGAATAAGAAAATATAGTCAGTCTTTCCTGAAAGTCAGCTTACCTATTGCGAATCCAATCACGTTATGGAGGGATAGGTCGAAAATGATTCTCATCAATATCGTTTAAAAGCAACACCTCCGTCAGTACGTGACAACCGATAGAGGGTTTTCAAACATTACCTAAATTACAACACGTTGCAACTAAGATTAGTAATGTATTTTTTCAGTCCACATTTAAAGTAGCGGAACACTCACAATCCAAGCAGAGAATCAATTCTTGTGCAAGGTTGCTAATGACCTAATGGTAACTGCTGCTTACCCTATGTTATTCCACTCTTATCGTGATGCCACACAGTTCGGCTGACACAGACTCAATTTATGTTTAAACTCAGCTTGAGCTAATTAGCGGAGTACCTGATTCAGAACGTCAATTTGATAAGCCCTGAATCTTGTTCTTTAAAATAAGAAAATGTAGTAAGGATAAATAGAGTAAAACAATACTGAGGCAATTAAAACCCAGACGATTACTTTCTCCCAAGTTGTTAATGTTCTCATGTTATCTCTCTAAATTTATAATCACATTAATCATAACATCACTGGAGAATCGAACTCCAATATTCGTAGTATTTTACATGTAGGTGATCAGTCTAACGCCATAGTATCTTCATCTGGAGCTACCATTTTACTTTAACTATGAACTACGCCCATCTGCAACCTGAGCATGATGTTATGTCAATATAATTAAATATTTTATTAAATTGGCAGAGGGTAAAGGAATCGAACCCTTATCCGTTAGAATAGCACGTGGTTCAAGCCCGCTTTGTCACCTTGACGCTACCCTCTGTTTGGCGGAAAGCAATGTAATCGAAACATATACCCCTAAGATACACACTGTTTAGCAAACAGGTCTAGCTCCTCGCTAGTTTACTTTCCTTAATTGCCACTTCACGTAGTAGCCACGTTATCCCATGTGGAAGTTAATCTCATGACAGGGAGTAATTGTTTATCTATTGCGACAGTGTTTGTCGTCTTGATGTGAGTAACTATACATGAGGTTGATCTCCCCGTCAACTAATTTATTGTTACAAATTGTAAACAAGATTGATACTTAATTTAATTTTTTATTAAATTATAAATGTATAACACATTCTTTTGTTAATACCCTCCGATATTTTAAGCATTATTAGCTCTTGAAGAACATCTGTTGGTATTAAATCTTCATCAATATCACTCCAATCAAAGTCCTCACAATAGATTCTATGAACACTGTGGATTTTGGTAATCTTATTGAAGTTAGAACGATACTTAGGTTTTATTTCTTTGTATTGTTTCTTAACTCCTGAAACTATTTCACAATATTTTACATCTACATATTCTCTTTTCATTCTAACAACCACCTTTCCTTTGTAATTAAATCAACACTAATCATATCTTTAACACATGATCGCACCAATAAATCTTCATCCTTGTGTTGTACACCCATTAGAGAATCTTCTAACACCATAAATTCAAACTCTACAGTGTAGTCAACTTCTAATTGCAACAATTTATCTAAGTTGTATTTATCAATCATTTGACTTCCTCTGAATCATATAACTTATCAGCATACTCTTGCAACGTACCATTAGTGTACTCATGAGTGATCAGTATATTGCCATCACTATTAGTGCAAAATAACACACCATCCTTCCAGAAATATGCTTTAAAGTTATCACCATCTTGCTCTACATGAAACAAGTAGTAATCACCTTTAACTAATTCTGATACATCCTTAGTCATAAATTCATCATCAATTATTTCATTGATATTTTCATCAAATATAACATTCATTACCACACCTTCTGCAATTCTAAAACTTTATACGGTAAACCTAAACTCTTCAGTAACTTAACACCACTCACACAAGGTTTATCTGGGTTATCATGACAACCCCAAGTTAACCCTTCTAAAGCTCTCATCTTAATGATTTGATAAGGGTCTGGCAGACAGCCATAGTTCTGAGAAATTTCTGTTGTTTCATTACCAAAGTTAATAGGGCAACCTTCACCCTTACAATCTCCTTGAGTACAATCTAAATCTAACATACTCCAGAATGACTCTTTAGATAACCTGTGTTTTAAGTAATCTTCTGAAACAACATCTACATTCAAAACATCAATCTTTTTCATTCCACAACTCCTTTATTCAATAATAACACAAATGCCATCATACCATGCCTCTTTTATCTCATGTATATCATTCGCATAATCGCAATCATAAGTGTAAACTTCAACATCTCCATGTTTTGCTTTATGTTCTTCAAGAAGCTCTACTAATTCACTAATCTTCATATTAAACCTCCTTTATTAACCTGTGGAACATGTCTTTGGCAAAATTGTAGTTGTGTTCAAAGTATGGATTACACTTATTATCACTACAATAGTCAGCAATAAAAAACCAACATAGACTGTTGTGTCTTTCATTTAAGTAATCTTCTTGTGCTTGTAATACTCTTTTAAAACCGTATCTGTTGATTAAATCTACGGTAGTTACATTGTGTTTGAATTTCACTATTAACTCCTACTTAGTATATTCCATGTATGTTTGCACTAAACAAAACACAAAGAATATAGCATACACAACACCAATAATAATAGCTGATGTTAAATCTACACTAACAACATTGTTCTTTAGCAATACAAACAGAACAAACCCTGTTAACAACAGTAGCACATCAACAAACAAATAAAAATATAAAAACATTAACAACTCCTTTAAGTTAAATATGTAAACATTGTTATAGCACCAAACAAACAACAATACAATACCTATTTAATTAAATATTAAATTATTTACATTGCTTAAGATTATTCTTATTGCTGTTAATGAACACAAACGATAGTGAAGTGTGAATGTTATAGCAATCATTAGAGACTGCTGTTGCAGACGATAATGCACTGTAGAGTATACTTAAAGTTATTCGATACAGAATATCCATTCTGTTAGCACCAAACAACAGTTACTTTATCCGATAGGATAACAATGTGTTGAATATTCTAACTGTGTTCGACACTGTGAGAACTATTTTTGGTTATTCTTTAAGTATCCCTTTAGTTTTAGGGATTGTTGTTGCAATCAAACAAATCCCTTTTCCCTTTAGTGTTATTGTTAGTGTTGTCTGCACGATATTACTATCCGTAGGATGGTATTCTGTGCTTATTAACTAACAGTGTTTCTCTTATAATAAAAATATTGTTCCTTAAGGATTTTTAGATTAAGTTGTTGTTTTTTAAGCTAATAAAATCAAGTCTTGTCAAGTTGAATATTAATTTCAAGAATGCTACACTTAAGTTGTAATAAATACATTGACAAATTGACAGGTTTAATGCTACTATGTTATTTTTAACAGTTACAGGAGGTTAAAGTGACAGAAGTTATAGTCTATGACGTACTTTGCGGTCAGGGTAAGAGCACTGAAATTATGAACTACATGTTAAACAACCCTTTTCAGAAGTATTGTTATATTGCACCATATTTAACAGAGTGTCATCGTTTTGCTGGTACTAAATTCGATGTTAAGGATTCTAGAAAGAAACCTTTATACGCTAACTATGATGAACGTATATATGACTATGTGGATAAAGAAGATGATATTCTAATTGAAAGGAAGAAAGTATTAAACTTTAGACACCCTGATAATAGAAATAAAGATGGTAGTAAGATAACTTCTTTGTGCAACCTTATGTCATCTGGTTGTAATGTGGTTTCAACTCATGCTCTTTTTACAGAGCTTGGTAGTAATGTGCTGTCTTGTGCTAAAGATTATACGTTGATAATTGACGAAACAGTAAACATATACGAGATTGATGCAAGTCTAAAAGATGTTTTGTGGTGCTTAAAACACAAGGTAATGTACTTGGATGAAGATGGTATGACACTTCGTTTTAATCGTGCTAATCTAGGTGCTGTTTCAGAGCAAGATGAAGATGCTGCTATTGGTAGTCGTTACGAAGATTTAGCATTCCAGTGTGATTTAGGGCAGTTGTTGTACATTGACGGGAAGATTATTATTTGGGAGCTATCTGTTGAGTTAATTCGTGCATTTAAAAAAGTAATTATCTTAACCTACATGTTCAAAGGTAGTGAAATGTATAACTACTTTCAGAAAAAAGGTATTGATTTTTCTTATGTAAAGCTTTCAAAAGAAAATGTTAAATCAGCAAAAGATGTTGCTCATTTGATAGAAGTTGTTGATGATCATAAGTTAAATCTTGTTGGTGAACACCCTACAGCTTTGTCTGCTTCTGGGGTTAAGGGTTCTGAGAAATCCTCGAACAAACGTCCTCTTACTAAGGAGGCAACGAAAACAGCTCTAAAGAATAACTTGCATAACCTGTTTAATCAGAGATGGAAGGCGAAAGCTTCTGATCGTCTTTGGACTTGTTTTGACGATACAAGAAAATTCATATCTAACGGTAAATACGATAAGCAATTTCTAGCTTTCAATTATAAGGCCACTAATGATTGGATTGATGTACATCATGTAGCATTCCTCTTGAATGTGTATATGAACCCTATGATTAAGAGAGCAGCATCGGATAGAGGATTGGATGCTTCAAAAGAAGTTGATGATCTACATGCAATCAGTACATTGATACAGTTTTTATTCAGATCAGCAGTACGAAAAGGAGAACCTGTTAAACTGTACTTACCTAGTTCAAGGATGCGTGAATTACTGGAAAGATGGAAAAAGGGTGAGTTTGATAATGAGTAGAGTTTATGAGGTTTATGTTTGTAAGTATAACGGGGAAATAGTTTACATAGGTAAAGGTGTTAAAGGAAGACATAAACACTGTAAGAGTGGTACAAGTCATGTTTTTGATCTAAATAGGTTGTACTTTACTGGTTTATCAGATTTGCTTACGGTTGAGATTGTTGGTTATTTTGAAAAAGATGAAGAAGCCTTGCGGTTAGAGAAGAGCTTAATTCTAAAACATCAACCAAAATTTAACGATGTTTTTGTAGCTAACAGTAGAAATAACACCAGTAGAGATTCTTTGCGTGTGAGAGGAAAACTTAAAAACAGAAGATTGAATCACAAGAGTTTGAAGAGTGCTGAACTTTACCAAAAACTTGTTGATGAGTTTTTTGATTTTTACAATTATAGAGATGTTCTCAGTTCTAACTTAACCATCTTATCTCGGAGTAGGTATGGAGAATTGGGTTTTAAGTCTCTAGAGAACTTGTCTAGGTTTCTTCTTAAAAGTGAGCGTTATTCTGAAAGACATTATTGTAGGTTGTTTGTGGAGGGTTTGAGGGATGAATTAGGTGTCGATCTTTTTGAAATAAAATTAAAAACCAAATAAAACCCCTTGAGTGTATTCCTGTTTTGGTTTACACTCTATTTATCAAGTATTAGGAGAAATAAATGAGAGTTTATGTTGCTGTATGCTTTACTGAGAATGAAAATACAAACTATTTCGAAGATTTTGATGATGTAATTGGTGTGTATATCTTAAAGAATCATGCAGAGGAAGCTGCTAGGAATTATATGAATAAATTACTTGAAGAGACTGGTGTTCATTCAACATATCAGATGTTTGTTAAGGAGATTTAAAATGAAGTTTAAGCGATACTGTGAAGAAGTTGTTCATGAGTTTATCCGAAGAGGGGTTATTAAGATTGAATACAAAAACAATCAACCTGTTTTCAATTTCGACTTGCTCAGAACACCTCGTATTTCATACTACAACGAACCGTTTCGGATGTCTGTAGGTGATGGTGCTTTTATGGTTTATCTAGGTGTTAAGGATGTGGTTTCATTTAATAAAGATGGAAACATTATCACTTTTAATGTTAAAGATATTTTGAAATCTTATAAGGAGTTTTAAAATGGTACATAAATTAACACCAGAGTATTTGTTGAAAAACGGTTATATAAAAGTTGGTAGTAAGTCATATTGTGAATACTGGAAGAGAGGTGATGAAATTATCACTTTAAACACAGGTGAAACTCTATCAGAATACAATCGTGGTTATGAGGATGCTCTTAGAGCAATTAAAGTTAACCTAGAGCATTTTAAGAAAGATGTCTATAGTATTGAGATGATCTACGAAGGTTGTGATATAGATCGTTACGAAGGTGAGAGTGAGTGTGAAAAACTCTTGTTTAGTGAGATTTTAGGGGTGAATAAATGATTTCAATATTAATAGCTATTGGTTTAGTTGTAGTTATTTGTGCAATTGTCGGTTTGGTAGCCTTCTTCCATAAGTTGTTAGATATAGAATTATCTTTAGCACCTTATTCTAAAATTGTGATATGGTCGTATTGGAAATACTTTGTTTTCTGGTGGTGTATAATCTCTCCTATAGCTTTCTTTATTTCCGGATGCAATACTGAGTTTTTATTTAAATAATTATAAGGAGTTTTAAATGTCTTACGGTAAAATTATACCAACAAACAAGGTTGTTGATGAGGTTTATGATAAACATGTTAAACACAGTGATAATGGGTTATTAACAAATAAGTTGCAATACAATGTTAAACTTACAGTAGAGCAAGTTGCAGATATTATCTGTTTGTATATCTATGGAGCACCTGTATTACGTCTTAAAGACGTTTACGATTATAATGTAGATGGTGTGATTCACAGAAACAGTTATAGAAACATTAAGATTCCATTCCAAACATCACGTAAGAAGAAGCTTGGTAAGATGGTTTTTACGTATGATAAAGAATTAGTTGAGAATCACTTTAACTCTTTACCAGAACATCTTAAAGCATTATCTGATGGGGTTATTCGTGAAGATCGTTTGGTGAAAGCTACAAAGATTCTTAAAAGTGAAATGTGGATTTAATTAAATATTAAATAGGAGAGTTATGATGGGTGTTAAGGATTATAAGTTTTTAGATGTTAATGATTATCGTGAGGTATTTGTTGTTGGTGACATTCATGGTTGCTATTCACTTCTTAAAGAGAAACTTAAAGGGGGAGGTTTCAATGTAAATACAGACTTACTCATCTCTGTAGGGGATTTGGTCGATAGAGGAGGTGAAAATGAAAAGGTCTTTAACCTACTTAATCAACATTGGTTTACAGCAATTAAAGGGAATCATGAGGACTTTTGCTATAAAGGTTTATACGATTCAACTGTACAGTTCTACCACAAGATGTCTAATAACGGCGGTAAGTGGTTTTATGAATTACCGGATGACATTCGAGAGGCTGTTGGTCGTAGAATGAACGATTTACCAACTCTACTTGAAGTTGATTTCAAAGGTAAGCGATTTGGCTTTGTTCATGCAGATGTTCCTGTAGAAGATTGGAGTTTGTTGGTAGAGATGGTAATTAACGAAGACAATGATCTCAATATGGATAGAAGTATTGTTGAATCTTGTTTGTGGGGCCGTAAAGTTGTCTACCTTGATACTTATAACGTTGCAGACATTAAAAGGGTTTTCTTAGGTCATACAGTTCTACCAAGTATTAAGGATGTTGGAAATTGTACCTTTTTAGATACTGGAGGAGTATTTAAGCAAGAAGGACAACCTTACGATTTAAGTATTGTTAAACTTTCGGATTATATTTAGGGGAAATTAAATGTACAAAGTTGGTGATATAGTGATGTTGGTCAAGATACTGGATAGTGAAGAACGAGGAAAATTGACAGGTAAAGTACCATTAAAAACTAAAGGTGTTGTTAGTTTTGTTTTTAAAGATAGTGTTGTCGTTGATGGTTATATCTGGTATTTTGATGAGATTAAATTGGTTCTTCGTGGAGATTTGAATGTTTGAGTTAGATGAAAATGAAGTTATTAAAGTGTTAACACGTAACAGTATTAAGTGTTTAGTATGCAATACCGTTTTGGAGAGTAAGCATCAACATCACTTTGTTGAATGTGGTTGCAAGAACCAAACGTTCAATGACGGGGGTTTGTCGTACAGTCGCGTAGGAGCCGTTGATTTAGACTTAGTAGAGAATCTATACGAGTATGTTGAGATGACTCGTGGTGAGCATTACAAGCAGCTTGAACAGCAGAAATTAGCTGAACAACTCAAGTTACAAGAGCGTATTGATAAAGGTGAAATGATTAACGTTGGGAGTGACATTAATCCTCATTGGGTGAGTAAAGCGGTGTGGGATATTGTTATGAAGGCTTCTTCTAAGTATTATCCTGAAGCTGATAAACGGAGTAAGAAATGAGAGAGTATTTAAATCCAAACAGACAATCAAAAGAGAAAGTAGAAGTTGATAAAGAATTTCTAACAGAGGTTGCTGGATTCTTGTTAGCATCCTCTCGATACTCAGAGGAAGGTAAGTTGCCATACAGCTCCTTTCAACACACATCACACTACTTAGCAACGGTGTTAAGTGATATTCTTAATGAACGTATTCGTGGTGTGAATTGTTATGATCTTTATGATAAAGCTGTGAAGCGTTATGAGAATGATCCTGTTGTGGTAGAGTTTCACAAAGAGCTTGACGATTTGTTTAAATCTTGGGAGGATTGAGTAATGAAAGAGTATTCAAAAGTTATATACGGTAAAAAGTACACAATAAGGAAAGGTATTGTGTATGATTTGCTTGTAGATGATGTATGGGCTAATTCTTCAAACAGTTTGGACAATATTCGCGGAGAGTTATTTGAATCTCTATTGAATAGGTTATATGAAGTCGGTCTTGGTCAAGTGGTCTTGAAGTTAGAGATCATTGAGTGTTATTATAAGATAGAATTGTTTATAGCTTGTTTTAAACAAGAATTGGAGAATTAATTGAAAGTTTATCACAGTAGCAAAGATCATACTTGGGAAACACCTCAAGACTTATTTGACAAGTTGAATAGTGTGTTTAATTTTAAAACAGATGTGCGTGCATTATCTGAAACAGCAAAGTGTGATAGATATTTCACACCTGAAGTAGATGGTCTGAAACAAGATTGGACTGATATTTGCTGGTGTAACCCTCCTTATGGTAGGATGCAAAAAGACTGGATTAAGAAAGCTCGTGATGAAGCATTGAAGAACAACTCAACAATTGTGATGTTGATTCCAGCTAAACCAGATACAAAGATTTGGCACGATGTAATCTTTGAGGATTCTTCAGCAGTTTGTTTTATTAAAGGTAGATTGCGTTTTGGTAGTGCTAAAGAAAATGCACCCTTCCCATCTGCTATTATTGTTTTTGGGAATGTTACGAACAAGCAGATAGAAACATTAAGTAGTTTTGGTCATACAATTAGTTAAGGAGAAACAATAATGCGTATTCAGAAAGGGAAACTTCGCTTTAACAAGCGAGAGCTGTGGAACTTAGATAAACACCTTGCAAAAGTTATTGTTCAAGGGTTAGAGCAGTTTAAAACTCTTAATAAACACACCATCCCTCCAACACTAGAAGTTTCGTTTAAAGCACAAGATGGTAAAACAATCTACTACGATTACTCTGAGGAGTATTGTGAAGAACAATGGCAAGAGTTAATAGATAAGATGATCTTTGCGTTTACAGAGCATCCAACCTATTTTGATATTGAACCTTATGATTTCCACTATGACGACTTAACAAACCCTGATAAGTTTCCAGAACCAGAATGGGAAGATCACCCTATTTATGGTAAGATTACAGAGTGGAGACAGATTCTAAAAGAGGGTGTTACACAAGAAGAAGTGGATGCTTGGTGGGAACGTAGTCGAGCTTACGACACTGAGATTAAACGTAAAGTGAATGAGGGCCGAGAGTTATTCATTAAATACTTTGATAATTTGTGGGATTAATATTTAACGAAACATTGGGATTAAGAAATGGAAATTAAAGTGCATGAAAAGAGTGGTGATTACTTCACGGTAATTGAGTTGGGGAAGGTTGATGATACAGATTGGGGAGCAATACACAGTATCTACACTTGTAGTTGTCACTGTACTCACCTTAACACAGATTTAGATAGTTTCATTGAGGTGTATGGTGCAATTCCAGATTGTGTTGAAGAGGTTGCAAATAATATGATTGAAGTAATTAACTCTAGAAATTCACACAAAACATATTGACACAGATTTAAAACTTATGTATATTTGTGTCTCTTTAATATTATCGAACAAAGGATTTAAAAATGTCTAATGTAGTAACAAAAGTAATTGATGTACGTCATAAAGCACCAGATCAAGCTATTCATGAATTGATGCAAGCTGCTAAAGATGGATTTGCTGTAACAAAGATCGCAACACGATTTAATCACACTCATGTTTATCTTGAAGCAAGTTCTAAGCAAGTTAGCACCAAACAAGTGTCAACATCTGATGCTGTTGGGGAAATAAGCTCTAAGCAAGCATCTAAAACTGTTGATGAATCTGCTAAAGCAGTAGAAAAAGAGGAAGTTAAAGCTGAGACAGTAAAACCTGTCGCTAAGAAAACAACAGCTAAAAATACTGCTACCAAGAAAGTTGAACAGGGAGAAAAAGATGCTGAGTGATGGTTATGGTTTTGGTAAAGAAGGTTGGGATGGTAAAAAATCTGAAGGTTATAACATCTAAACGGATATAACCCTTTAACAATGGATTGACGTTAAACATGGAAGTTTATACATAAACAGTTTACTCATGAGTAGTTTAATTTAATATTTTATTTAATTGGAGAATGAAATTGTATAAAGCAGTTGGTGATGGATTGGTAGTTGAATACCAAGAACAAGAGAATATGTCTAGTGGTGGTATTGTATTGACAGGGACAGCAATGTCTACACCGCATGATATTGTTCAGAGTAAAGTGTTAAGTGTTGGTAGCGGTGTTCCACAAAATAGTTTAATTGAAGTTGGTGATATTGTATTGACTTCTAAAGAGGCTTTAGTTAAACTTGATGACAACACTCGTAGTGTTAAGTGGACACGAGTTGTTGGGGTGTTAGAAACAAGTTCTAACGGGATTGTTACACAGTAACAATTGTTAAATAAGTAGTTTTAAGTAAAGTCACATTCTGTGACACATATGTATATAGTGGAGAAGTAAAATGGTTTCAGTATTAAAAATTGGTAATTTAGAGTTGAATATGGGTAATGTGTCTCATACATTAGGTTTACCAAAAACATCTAAAGATTATGATGCTTATTTAAAGTATCTTACGTATCAACAAGTTTTTGAGAAACGTAAGTAAGTTTAAAATAGGAGAAATAAATGTTAAACGTAAATGATTTTAAAAACATAAAGAGTACAAAAGAAAATCGTCTTAAACTTCTATCTTTGTTGAATGATAAAGAAAAGCAAATGTTTAAGAACTTTGTTAAGAGTGTAGGTGTTTAATTAATATTGAGGTGTGATGCTGTGAAGTGTTGCACCTCTTTTTGTATGTGGTTAAGGAGAAATAAATGAGTATTGGTTGGATTTGCACTTATGATTACTTTGATGGTATTCACAAGGTAAAACACAAAGAAACAGGCGTAGAAACTTTTGTTGAGCTTGACATTGCAAGTGTATTCGTTGATGAGATGTACTATATTATTGATTGTAAGACAGGGGAAACTATTCAAGTTGATGAATACGATCATATCACACACTATATAAACGGTAACTACAGTGAGTGTAGTGAGCATGAAGGTGTCTGGTTGTTTGAT